CTCTATAAAAATCATCTAATTGTTTATCGGACATTGTGCCAAAATGATGGGCCATCCTAGCGGCAGCTAAAGCGGGCTCTTCATTCAAAAATTCAAATTCTTTAAGAGTATCTCCTTCTATAGTCATTAAACAGAACCCTCAATCTGGTCCGTATCAATTCCATTTGATACATTTATACTTCCGACAAAGATATCTCCATATACAAGAGGCAGTGCAACACCAGCACGACTGACGTTTGTGACCCCACTAAAAGCAAAGTTAACAGTGGCATCCTCTGGTTCTAAAGATGACATCGGTTTTGGTTTTGGTGTTAGATATCTATTTATATCTTGAATAATTAAACTAGCACCAAGATTAAAAGCTATTGAAGCCAAAATACCAGCACCAACAAATTTCGCAGCAGATAAAGCACTACCTGCAAACAACAAACCAATTCCAGTAAATATTCCAAATATTTTACCTTCAACAACTGGTATTATTTTAATTTCCTCTGCTATCGGATCAAGCATATTCTCCTCTGTTACATAATATCCACCAATATCTACCTTATAAAATTTATCTATCATGTATGTTTCTAATTCTGGGTGATTACAACGCAGAAAACGCATCACCTCAACTGTATTTCTTACCTCTGCTTTCTGTTCTTTCCATCCTACAAAGTCTGCCAGATCTCCATATAGTTTTACTGTCTTAAGCATGGATCTCTCTGTAATGTTTCTATTTTATCTGTTGGCTTAAATTTAAACCATCTTTTTGTCTTTAGTCCAATAATATACCAAGTTTTATTGGATCGTTTACAACTTATAACATCTGCTTCACTAGGATGTTCCGTACCAATTGGATGAGAATGTATAACAGCATGAATCCTTCCATATTTATCCTCAGTATCAGCCCAATCCAAAGGATCTAACAAGAACTGCAAATCATTATGTAAGGCTAAGTTTTTACAGGGAATATATTTATATTTATTTAAGTGATTAACAAGCAAACCACAAGATTCTCTAGGTGCTTCCTGTTCTGCATGAACAAGAGCATCTTCCTGCCATGTCATTGGTTAATAAACGTTCCAACACCAGGAAAAAGATCTCTTGTAACTATTCTCTTAGGCAACTCTAAGTTAATTAAATCTAATTCTGCTGCTAGTTCAAATCGTACAATCTCTTTGTTCTCAACTACTTTCCTATCTATAAAGTATATCTCCTGTGGTAGTTCCTGAGTTGGATCAGGAGTCCCAAATGGATTTGTACCGCCAGTAAAGTTTGCAGCATCTAAATATCTTGCAAGTGTTCTTATTCTTGTAAATTTTGCACCATTAAGATCATTATTAGCAGTGACAGCATTAACAGTAGCAAACAAGGTAGTAACAGTTCCTAACACATTACTAATAGTAAAGATAGGACGAGGAATGGATTTAGATGATCCATCAAATTCAAAACCTTCGGCCTGACAAGGAAACTTTTGATATGTATTACCTTGCCATACTATGTCACCATTGTTTAGCTTATTTGATCCAGCATGAAACCTCTGTACATCTGTAGATCCATGCAGTGTACTATCTAAAGTCAAAGTAAAAAGTTCAATGATAGAACTAGGATTTATCTTCTGTAGTTCTGATACTGGTATTGGCATTAGGGTTCAAATACCTCTCTGAATGTTGCTTCTATAGTGGCCCTACTAGGTCGTTCCATTAATTTGCTCCAACTTTCACATTTAAATTTCATAGCACTTGGCTCATTAGGTGGTGTGTATGTAAAACTTGCACCATCTACTGCACGAGCATCTAAAAATGTTTCAATAGTATCTGCATCTGTTTCAGTAATATGTTTCCAAGTTAAATTAAAAACTTTTGGATTTTGATTTAATCCAAATAATAATCTGTGTTCATAACCATCACCAAGTCTTACTGTTTTAGTGTTTGGTTTTGATATTTTTCTAACTGGAAAACTAGGCTCGATACTAGGAAAAGTTGCCATTATGCTAATAGACCTCCTGGTCGTTTTTGTTTGATTAATTCAGATTGTATAGCAGTAGCTATAGCAGATCCCAAAGCATTTGCCTGTTCTTCATCACCTTCAACAGAACTACCAGTGGCATCAACATTAACAGTAATATTACCAGTGCCACCTCCTTGTGCAATAACTCCAAGTTTTCCACCTTTACCTCTTTGCAGTGGGAGTATAGCTTCCGGGCCAGCTTCTCCCATAAGACCAATCCCTCTTGAGAAACCAAAAACTTGAGGTTTATTCACAATGCCACCTTTTGCGTAAGGAATTATTTGATTTGAAGCAAATGCTGCACCATTTGCAAATTTTATATTTGGAATAGGATCTAACATCGGTGCGGAAAGCATACCACCTAAATCTGGACGAAAACTACTTCCACCACCTCCTCTTTTTCCAAAAAGACCACTAAATATATTTCCACCACCACCAAATATATTTTTCAATCCAGTTAAAGAATTAAACATTTGTTGTCTTACTATCATCCTTGCTAAATCAGCAAGAATTGATTGAGCTAATTTTCTAAAATTTAATTTTCCTGTTAACACAAATTGAACTAAAGCATCTTCCATACCTTTAAATGCATTTACAAAAGTATCTTTTATTTGCTTATTCATATCTTTTATAGAGTCCATATATTCCTGTACACCAAGTTTCATAGCCTCAAATGCATTTACAGATGTATTTTTAAGATTATTAGTATTTTCAGTAGTTTTATTTATCTCTGAATTTAAATTTTGATTATCTGCTCCATCAGATTGCTGTGATCCATCTTTAAATAAATCGGTTATTGATTTTAAATCTTTTTTAGCTTGCTCAGATGTTTCTTTAAAACCTTTTTGAGCAATTTTAAAAGCCTTATCAAATTGACCTACAGCTATATGGTTAATAATATTTATTAAATCAACAAGACTTCTTGTCATAAATCTTAGAGAAAAGAAAGTAGATAAAGCAGCAGCACCTATACCTTTTATTATTATGCCAAAAGCATCTATTGTTCCTTTTGATTGAGCTATTGCTTCTGCTATCCTTGCAAATTCTGTTTGAAAAGCAGCACCAATCGGTAGAATATTTTTTCCTACTGCATCTTTAAGTTCAGATGTAACTGTTTTTAATCTATCTCCAGCAGCTTCTGGGCCTTTTGCGAGAATTTTTGCATTTTCGCCGTACCTAGCAAATAATGTCTCTGCAAACTTCATAAAATCTTCAAGCGTAACCTTACCTTGTTCTAATGCTTTATCTAATTCTGCTGGAGTCTTATTCATTGACTCAGCAAATAATGTAAAAGCACCGGGTAATCTTTCGCCTAATTGTTGCCTTAATTCTTCGGCCGATACTTTACCTTTTGAGAACACCTGGCTAGTCGCCCTCATTGCAGCTTTCATATCCTCAAGATTTCCACCTGTACCTCTAATACCAGCAGCGATAGCTTGGAATACTTTTTCTGCATCCGAGACAGATTTTCCAGCACCAATTACTGATGCTGTTAAAGAAGTAAATTGCCTTGTTATGATCTCTTGTGGTATTGCTAATTCTCTTGATGTTGATAGCAGAAATTTTTGTGATTGATTAAATTTTTCAGTGTCATTAATAACTAGTCTTAAAGCTTTTCTTTGAAGACCTAATGCAGCAGAATATTCAGCAAGACCAGCAACTTGCTGTCTGACCATACCAACTTGTGCGCCAATAGCAGCACCAACAGCAGCACCAGCAGGGCCACCTACTTTAAGACCAATAGCACCACCTATCGCACCTTCTGGCCCTCCAAAAATTCCACCAGCAGCTATCGCTCCAGCACCTTTTGCAAATCCTTTTAATTTACTTTTAAAGCCGGTAGCACCAGCACCTGCTGTTCTCATTTTTGCATCAAGCAAAGCAATATCTCTCGTCAATTCTTTAAACTCTAAACTAGTAACATCGGCCATATTACGCAAACCCTGTAAAGCAGTTTTTTGAGCTTGCATACTATTGATGCTATTAGCTGTAGCACCATTAACGGCCATTAATTGTTTTTTTACACTTGCTAATTCTTTACCCGATAATCCAGAAAAATTTCTTTTTAAAGTACCTACTTCTCTACTTAATCTTTTGAAAGCTTTTGTTACCTGTTGACTACCCCCAGTTTGAAATTTAATACCAACAACTGTTACTGTATCAGCCATATTATTTAGTTTCCTTATTTAATTCCTTCAAAGCTTTAGCTTCCATGATTTGAATCTCTTCTAAGATTTTAGACCTTTCTTTAATATTGTAAAGGTCAAACATACCTCCTTGCATTAGAAGTACTTCATATTTTAATCCTACGAAACCTCCGAAAGAAGTAGACCACTGTGTTTGCATATTGCAAAACATCATTAAGGCATCCCAATTATCTTCGTTAACCTCAAAATCTTCTTCTTCTTTTTTATTTGTTTTCGGCAGTTCTAAACCAAATGCTTTTGCATCTTCTTGGGTTTGATCTATTACTTCTTTTCCAGATCCTAACCAATAAAGAACTGCCTCTTCTAGTTTTTTACTTTATCTTCTATAAGTGATGCTGTATAAGATGTCGATACTGCTTTTAGCCAATAAGAATCTTCCATCATATCTTTTAAATTTTGGTTGTTGAATGGAATATCTTCTCCATCTTCTTCCTTCATATTCTCCCAACCAACTAGCATCATTTTTAACATTTCAAATTCTGTTTTATTATCTATTGCTTTCTGATACTCGCTTACTTTTAATCTTTTAAAAATAGCAATAAACTCGCTTTCCTCAAAAACTCCAGCATCATTTGCACTGGGTTCACGAACAATAACAGGCCATTTAAATGTTTTGTTCTTTTTTCTTACAAAAGGCATAAGGTGTAGAAATAAATATACTTCTACACTTTAGCCGTTATTTAACATTTGTTAAGTATATATAAGTGAGAACTCGTCATTTCCAGAAGTACTTGGAACTAATGTATATGGTATTTCTAAGCTAGCAATACCATCAATATCCCCATAATTAACATCACCAATATCAACCTTACTTGAGGTGAATTGAACTATATTTCCAGCAGTAGTTCCATGTGTAAACTGCAAGTTACCTAAAGTGCTATCAACTAAAGCTGCTGCAAAGAAATCTTTTTGAGCGATAGTTGGTGCTTGTATTGTCACTGAACCAGTAGCTTGTCTATCAACTAACAAGACTTGTTTTGTACCACCAACTAATTCTTGATAAACAAGCTCATTACCTAAAGTAAAATTAACTGACTGCAAAGCGCCACCAAAAGATAATAATTGAAAACTACTTGTATTACCATTTTTAAAAATTAATGGTTCTTCTTGGTTTCCATAAGTAACTGATGGTAATGCAGAGTCATCAGGGGCATTGTATATGCCCTGCATGGAAAAATTCAGCACTGGAATTTGACCTACCTCAGCTGATAATTCTACAGTTCCTCTTGCTCCGGTTACTTTATGCCTTACACCATCTATGTTGTAGTGGATAGTTACAGAACTAAATCCAGTTGATACAGGTGCGTAAGTAACTCGTGTTGACGCAACAACAACCTCAGATAAGCCACATGCTTTTAATGCACTTCCGTACCTAGGCGCTGTTCCAGCCGAGCCTGATCCAGCAAGTTCGACTGCGAATGTACATTCAACTCTTGTGTTTGCAAGTAGCTGCTCAGAAGCTCCTAAATAAGGTCTAATTAGTTCTCTACTTACAACATCACTTGATTGTGGTGTAATTGTAAGATCTCTTACAAGAACAGCGTCTGTAGCGCCAGGTGTGGGATCAGTAGCGTAGCTACTTTCCGCTTCAATTAAGATTACTCTTTTTCTTGTCAGCAGTGCCATCAGTTTTTACCTCAATTGGTGTATCAGGGTCAGTTGTTTGTTGGATTAGTGTAACTTCTCCAGTTTCTGGATCTAGAAGATAAGTTCCACCTTTACCTTGTGTTTCATTACTCATAATAGTTGGTCAGGGTTGTTAGGGTTCAAAATACTGCAAAATTATGTAGTTAAACTGTTATATGCTGTTTGATAGTCAATGTCAAACTCGCATGATATAACACCTGCCGCCTCGTCAGCCTCAAGAAGTTCAAAAGTTGTTGTTGAAGGTCTTATATCAATAGACAGACCACCCAAAGAAGGATCATTTAAAACTTTTGTATGTAAACTTTCTATCGTGGGATCTGCAACGCTATCAGGAGTAGATCCTCTTACTATTACTGAAACTCTTATTTTTAATTCATATCTAACCTTATCATTAAAGCTTTGAGTATCTTGTGGAGTATCACTTATTGGTTCAATTACTATTGCTGGCGTTTCTGCTCTTGTAAATGCTTCTACTCTAGATCTAAATATTCTTGTACCAACACCAACAGTACCAGTTAAGTTTGTTTTTATTGCAGCTAATATCCTTTCTCTTTTTGTTGCCATATCAAACCTTAGTTAAAGATATTTTAGATAATGTACCATCATCAATTTTTCTTACATTTCTTACTTTATATTTAACATTACTAACATCAATAACTGTATCAAAATCTAAACTACCAAGTTCACTTGATTTAACAGTTAACTCATAATCAGTTGTCATTACTATGCCATCAGCTATTAATTCATCAGGCTGCTCTAATATTCCTTTATATCGAATAGTTTCATAAATAACATCTTCTGCAAAGTCTACAAAAAATGTATTTATATCTTCAGTAAAAGCCATAAGAAAAAGCCCCATAATGGGGCTGTATTTTTAACCGTATTTTTTAGCCCCAACAAGTGAGATCCCATATACAAAAACAGGTGATGAACCACCTACTGTTTGTACAATTTTAATAAATCTCTTGCACTCATCCTTGTTTACTTCAAGTGTTTGCAATGAAGCTGATGTTGTAACTTGTGTGAAAGTTGCACCAGACAAGTCACCATAAGTACCACCAGTTTCATCAGAGTCTTGAACTTTGATATCTAATGTTGGCGATGAGCCTGTACCAGCAGCACAGTTTAAAACTAGCAATACATCCCCATCAAATTCTTTTAAATCTATGGCGCTTGATGTAGCTGTAGCAGTTACAGAAGCAGAAGCTACTGCTGCTGTAATATCTAATTTTTCTAAGTTAAGTTGATTGATTGCCACTTTGGGTTTCCTCTTTTTTAGGACTAGGTTTTTTCTTTACTTTTGGCTTTGGCTTCTCTACATATTCGATAGCCTTACCACCAAGAATTAGCATACGAGCAACATTATCTTCTACTTCAATAGAAGTACCGGCACTCGTAGGAGTGCCAGCAATCATTGTTGATCTTATTAATTCAACTTTCATATTATGTGCCGAAGCAGAATGCAGTTGGTTGCTTGATAGCAAAGTCAACATCTTGCAACGCAACAATCTTCACAGTACCAGAACCAGCCTTAGTGATTGTGTCTACTGTTAGATCTAAGCCGCTCCACATACCTATGCAGAACTGACTAAAGTCACCAAATAAAGCATCGTTGTTAACAAGCTGGTTAGAAACAATAACTGGGTAGCCATTAATTTCATTGTTCTCGAAAACAAACTTACCTGTGTTTGATGCTACTTCAGTACTCTTTAAAGCACCTCTTGCAGAAGCATTGATAATGTAGAACATGTTTGCTACGTCTGCGTTTGCAGCAGCAACATCTGTCTCCATACCGATGTACTCAGCAAAAGTACCAAATGTTGTAATAGTTTGTGTTCCTACACCTGTTGTGTCCTTAATACCAAGTGGTTGGTTGGAAGAACCTGTACCATAAATCGCTGCGTTGTCTAGCTTTGTAGCAATTACTCTGGCTATATCATCTCTTATCATTGATTCAACGTCTATAGATGACTGAAGCAATAATCTTCTGGTAAATTCAACCACTCCTCCAACTGTCTTTGGAGTCATGTTGACCTGATCGAACGCCTGTTGGCTTTCGGTTGGCTCAGATCCTTCCCCAACAAAAAATCCAGTAGCGCTTTGAGTCATTCTAGGAATTGCAATATTTCCTGATAACCCAGTAAGCATTGTAGGATTTGCAGCCATTACAGCCATTCTTTTACGAAGAATATCTATAAAAGAACCAGACAATAATTCAGTCGGAACTAAGTTACCACCAGCAGTTGCTGTACCTACATTCAAGTCTCTTTGAAGAACTTCGTTAGGAACTAGAATTCCATTTGCTGGCTTGTCATAACGCTTCGATGCCTCATCAGAAACTTCTCTCTCGAATGCAGCAGCCTCTTGTGCTGATCTGTCATTAGGGTTAGCTAATGCATTTAATGCTCTTAAGAAAGAAAATCTTTTAACTTCTTTCTTTTCTAAGCCGACTTCATTAGATGTCATGTCTGTAGAACGAATAGGGGTGTTGTTTACTTCTGCCTTGTTTTTCACAAGATCAAGAATTGCTGCTCTAGCCTCAACAACAGATTTGTTGCCTTTGATTAAAGTTTCAGCAATTTCTTCTGCTCCATACTCACCAAACTCACGACAAAGTGAAGTTATAGATGCTGTACGAGCATTATTTTCATCAATAGCACGTTGAACTTCGGCTTTGATGTCGATTTCAACGGATTTCTCCGCTTCAACCTTAGTTTCTTTAATAGGTTCTTCCATAGTGCGAACAGAGGGTGATGCGGAATCATCCGCAGAATTGATCTCCTGATTAGGTGACTTATCTTCCATAGTAATACTATTACCTTGAGAGGGTGCAATCAAGCTTCTTCCGAAGCCAATCGTGGGATCAGCCGGAACGGTTACAACCGATAATTCGTGTACTGCCCATGAGCGAGCCAGCATACCATCTTCGGTTTCATCAATATCGTTTATTGAATAACCAAAAGATACACCTCTAATAACATTATCAGAAACATCTTGTAAAACTTCAGTCGCAAGCTTATTTCTTGAAAAACGAATTTTTGCATAACCGCGTTTAGTTTCTGAGTCAATTCTTGCTGACTCGACCACTCCAATCGGTTTATTCATATCGTGATTAAAGAGAACTATGCCTCCGTCATTCAATCTTGATAAATCTGCTGCACCTTCTTCGTGACTTAATATTTCGTTACCAAAATATCTTTTAACAGGAAATTCTGATGAAAAAGGAAACTCAAATGTTCTGGCTTTAACATTTTTAAAATCAGTAACTTCCTTTCTTTCCAGCTTGTCATCAGAATCTATTGTTCTAATAGCTGCAATCTTAGTTAAAGTTGAAAACTTATGACCAACCTTACGATCAGTAGCTTCACCATTCCGATACAAAGTTATAAGTGCTGCTGGATCATCTGCTGTACCAGTGATAGTAAAAGAACTATCTGGTACATCAATTGAGCCATCTCTTACAATACGATCAATTTTCCCTCTAGCTCGACCTCCACTAGAATTCCATGAAACAAAATCACCGACTTTTAGGCCGTCTGGTTCTGCTCTCTCTACTTTTTTAGAATCATCAGTCATAGTTTTTTCATTGGTGGCTGGTTCAAATTTAACTGGATCGAATTCATTGTCTTCGAGCCATTGTAAAGCCTGAGATGATGAATACTGAGCGAGCCTAAATCGAATTGATTGAAGCTCTGCTCCCTCTTCATTATCCTTTATACCAAAAATATAGTCTATACCCTCTCCTCTTTCATCATTTGACCTTCTAAATGTATCAAATTGGCTTGAATCTACTATTGTTGCTGCGTGTTCATTTGGATATGGCCTAGCCATTTGTATTACATCTGCTCTTTCTCTTGCTTTCTTAATAGCTGCTGCTTTTCCTCGACTCCAACTGAAGCCTGCGTCACCTCCCCAAGCTGCCCAGGCTACTCTTCCTTTTGACGGATATCCTTTTTCTCCTTTCCTAAAACCTTCTGCTTTTTTGTCAACCTCATGCCTGCTAAAAAAACTAAACATGCGCAGGGTAACATCTGGTGAAAGCTCTGAGCCACTTAAAATTTGTGTCGCTCTAACTGCTGCAACTTGTGTACCTCCGGCTCTTCCTTCTTTTTTCCAGTTTTTATACCTCTGTGCCTCAGTCTTCATGCCATCAGTAGGCTTAAGATTGATTTCTGTGCCGCTTACATTTGCCATAATTACTTAGTCTTTTTTCTTGTTCGTTTAGATCTAATTGGTGCAATTCTTGGAGTTGTAGGTTGATTAGAAGACAAGTCAAGTTCTAATTGACCCATCTCTACTTCAAGATCCAGATCTTTATCTAATGTAACGCCTAAGTCTTTAGCGACTTCCTGTTCTCTTGATATTTCTGAAATAATATCGTCATAATCGCCACCATTTGTAGCTGCTATTACTTGCGCTTTACTCATATAACCAGCTTGCTCCGCTTCTCTGAAAGCTCTTACTTCCTTTAAAGGGTCAACATAGTGCTGTGCTGGTGGAGTCCATCTTGGCTTTATATATCGTTCTGGTCTTGTCGCATAATCCTCAAAATCTAACTCTCCTACTAAAACAGCTAGTTTCATCCATTCTTTAAATACTCTTAGATGTAAATTATTAATTAAATATTTTTGACAAAACTTCCAATGCTCTCTGTCTTCTAAAAGACTTAACCTTGAACTTGAATAGTTAGTTTCGCTGAAATCTTTCGAGATAGTTTCAAAACTACATCCAATTCCGGTCGCGAAACGCCTAATTTTGTTTTTAACAAACATCTCATACTGTTGAGATGGATAATCTATATCTGGAATTGTGACTTTTTCATTAGGCATCAAATATCTAAATGTGCCAGGTTCAAACGATTGTATTCTTTGACCATTAACTACATCATCACCTATAAGCTCACCCTGATCATTTTCCACAAAACCCATTATGCTCGCTCCGGCTCTAGCTCTAATTACTGCGGCCTCTTCGTATCCCTGTAATTGGTGCATATCTGCCATTACACTATGAAACCAAGGAACGCCTCTATTTTGGCCTGGCCTTTCTGGAAGAAATAAATGTATTATGTCATCTGCGTTTATAAATACATGCAGCTTCTGGTTGTTTGAATAATCTAGATAATATGCATCGCCAGGGTGCTTTGTAAGAATTGCGTATCTGACAGCTTTCCCCCATTCGTTAATCTCTACACCATTTCTCCATTCATTTTTTACACTTAATGTTTTTCCTGTATATTCCTCGTCCAACATATCTGACTCTATAAGCTGTAAAGCAAGAGGTACTTTTGAATCCCCAAATTGTTGTCTTACTATTCTAAAAATAGCCTCGCCAGATTCACACAAAGCTCCAGCAGCTAACCATTCAAATTCATGAAATCCATATCGACCTGCACAATCACAGCTATTAGGTGATGACCATTCAGCCCACTTTTGTTCTATTAAATTATTTACTCTCTGATCTCTTTTATTGCTTCTAATACCTGTAACTCTAGATTGAAACTTCATACCAGTTCCAACCATATTTATCTGTGTTGTTCTTTTTGCCTGTCTTGCGTATGGATTATTTCTAACTAATTCTCTTGATCTATCTCTTAATTTCCTAAGACTATTTCTTATCTCAGCATCAGCACTTAGCTGACTTGCCATCCAATCAGATGTAAGTCTAGAAACTAATGCACCTTGATATGCTCGTAAATTTTTTAAAGGGTTAGCTTTCTCTCCAAAACCTAATACTCTTTTTACTGCATTTGTAATGTTAGATCTTATTCCCATTAGTATGCTCCATTAAAACGAACAAATGTTGCTCTTGGATTTCCAAGGCCATTAGCAATAAGTTCTGCCTGTTTTTCCCTTACTAATTCCGCTTTATATCTACTCTCTAACATTATTAATTCTGACAATTCATATTTCTTTGCTGATCTTGTTCCAATCTTGTATTCCTGTACAACACCTCCACTAACAATATTTCTTATAGCCGTCTGTATTGTTTCTAAATCTTTTTCAACCTGACTACGCCCATCAAAATTTAATGGATTACTAGTAAATTCTAATGATGGCAAAACCTTAAAAGCACCAGTAGCTATTGTTTGCTTCTGTTCTCCAGATTTATTTGCTATTGCTTGGTAGTACCAATCACCTGCTATAAAAGCTGACGAAACATTACTTGCAATAGAAAATTGAAAACCATCATTAAATGCAATGCTTGTTACTGTTGCACCAGTAGTGAATGAAGTTCTTAAATAATAAATTACAGACCAATCTGGACTGCTAATACTATTACCAAATACATCTTGAGTAGCAGCTAACCTCCATTGAATAAGGTCACCTGCTCTAATTTCTGCTGGAAAAGTCATACTTTTAATTACCAATTAGCGACAAAATTAGCCTTTTTTGGCGAATTAGTTCGATTTAAGTCTATCTTAGCCTCCTTTATAGGCTTTTTATCTTCAAATCTTTTTGCAAACTGATCATATATTGTTTTTCTGTCATATTTTTGCAATAAACGCTGAAAACTTGCATATGCATACACCATTTCATCTAAAGCCTCATTAGCTTGATTATTTTTTTTCTTCCATACTCTTTCTTGATAACCATTTTTATAAACTAATATTTGTCTTTCTGCTGTAAGCTCTTCAAAATATGTATTTGTTGTTGTTGGATAAAAATGTATATAACCATGACCAACTTCTGCATCTTTTAACTTATTATGCAAAGTTGTCTTTATAACATCTACACCAACAGGATATAAACTCAGTCCTCTTTTAAGAACTTTACCTCTGTAATTAATATCAACCTTAGAAATTTTACCTAATGGTGGTTTTCCTTTCTGACCCATACCTTTTATACCTATAAGTCCTAATTGTTCTCTCTCTCTAACGTACTGATAAGTCTCCTGAGTATAGTGACCTCCGGTGTCGATGGCTGCTGTATCAATTTTTAGCTCCTTTCCGTCCTCATTTATATATTTACCTTGCAGTACTTCATCAAGCTGCGCCCATAAATCTGCTCTTGCTGGAGATCCGTAAATAACCTTTCTATCAACTAAATACATTTCCTCATTTCGACCAAAACCAATAACTGACATACTTAAACGATCATCTTGTACGTCAATACCAAGAGTTAATATTAAAACTTCTTTTGGAGGTATACCTTCTTTATAAGTTTCTTGTGCTGCACGTTTTGCCAAACCATCTGCACTTGCCTTAGTGTGATATTCATCTTCATATACTTCTCCACAAGTTATGTTAATAAATGTCTTAAGTTGTTCTTGATCTTTTTTGCACTCAATATATTCCTCCATTAAGTTAGGCCATGTAGCATTAGGTGAATATGAATATGCTGCCCAAATATGAAAGCCTACATGCTTACCATTATATGGAGCGGTAGCTCTCCATTCACCTCTTTCAATCATCCATCGTTTTTTATTAGGGGGGATATGACCATTGCATTTCTCACATTTATATATTGTTGTAGCTGGATCATCATTAAAACATTCAAAATTAGGCCATTTTAAATACTGCATATGATTACAAATTGGACAAGGCACATAATAACGCCGTTGATCTGTCTGATTAAATAATTTTTCTATACGACTAAAATCTTTAACTGTTGGTGTAGAACCAGAAATTATTTTTCTATTACTAAAAAACTCTGTTCTTTTTATTCCTAATTTTATCTGATCACCCTCAGTTCCAGCCGAAGGTGGATAACCATCAGTTTCATCAAACATAACTATTCGGCGTGATACCATACGAAATCCTCTTGGTGAATTAGCACCAACTAAAGACAACGTGCCGCCTGCAAAATTTTTCTTTAATAACGTGTTATTTCCATCTTTAGCTTTAGGATCACTTACTGTACCTTGTAAGCAAGGGGTATCCCTTAACATGGGAGAAAGTTCGTCCTTACTGTAAGACTGACAATCATCCAGTGTTGGAAATACTAGCATCATTGGACAAGGGTCATTTTGTATGTGATAGCCAATAATATGATTAAGGATTTTTGTATATCCAACCCTTGCTGATTTCATTACAGATATTTGTTCTATATGAGGATCTGTTATAGCATCCATAATTCCTTTTTGATATGGCAGAGTACGCCATCTTCCACCCTCCGCTGAACTTTCTACGCTTAACCTTGCATACTCATCAGCCCAATCACTAAGACTTAATTTTTTAGGCGGCTTAAATGCCTCATATGCTTTTTTTTCTAAATCGAAAATGCTTGTCATTTTTTAATTTTTTCAAGATTTTCTTTTTTATAAAAAATTTGTTCTTTGTACCAATCTTCTAAATTCCTAGATTTTTTGCTGTGATTACATTTTTTACACGATGGAATTAAATTATCAAAAGTATGTGAGCCTCCATTTGAAAATGGAACAATATGATCAATCTCTAAACTATTATCTAATTTTGCAATCATAAGATTTAATCTTGTATCACAATATGCACAACATTGTTTATGTAAAAATATTTTTTCAATAATCTTTTTAATATCTATTTTTTCATATAGCAAACCAAGATCTCTGGCTTTTTGCATTCCTCTTTTTAATTTTACATACAAATTATATTCAAAATTTGTTTTATATTTTAATCTTTGATATTTTTTATTATCAAAGACTTTATTCTTTTTTATCTGTTCTCTAACTAAATCAACAGGAGTTGGCGCTCCAGCGTTTTTAATAGCTGTCCATAACGTAATGTTTTCACGCAGTTCACAACCATCTCTTCTCCGTTTTTTTGTTTTCCAATTAGTCCTAAATTTGGAAGCTTTTTCTGGATTATTTTTTTGCCAAATAGCAGTTCTAACTTTTACTACTTCTGAATTCTTTTTATAACCATTATCACTATGTATTTTACGACAACATACACATTTACCATTTGGCCTATCAGTAGGCTTACATCTAATAGATTTACCACTATTTAAGTATTCATGATTATTTCTACATAAATTTCCAAGATATTCCTGACCTTTAAGTCCTCGATTATCTATCCATTGTTTTAAATCATTCATGCAGCAGATAATTCCTCTAATGCTTCTCTTACAATGTCATCTATACAATTAACAGCACTTATATCTAAATCAGGCAATCTTTGTTGTGCCTTTGATGCAACACCTAACATTTTATTTCTGGTGTTTGTAATAATTGACTGCCATTTTAAATTTACCTCCTCTACTGGTACTAAACTTTGTTCTTTTTGCTGTCTTTCTAACTCTAGTAACTCTGCTTTTAAATGTTCAGTCCTAGCTTTGCTCTCTTCATACTC